AACGACCACAGTCCTACGTTTCGCGCTGCTCTTTCAGCCCGAACGGTGCCCCTGGGCTTTTCGCTATGAATTCTCCGGGAACCTGAAATTGGCATACATAGACGAAGCCGAAACCGAAGCTGGCGTGGGGATGACGGAATCCGAACTGCAAGCAGCAGTCGGTTCCTATATCTCGGACGCGATCCAGTACATAGACGACGATGTTTCGCCTATCAGGGCGGAATCGACCAAATACTATCGGGGCGACCCGTTCGGTAACGAGGTCGATGGTCGATCCCAGGTGGTCAGCCGCGATGTACGCGATTCAGTGCAGGCCATCTTGCCGTCCATGATGCGCGTGTTTTTCGGGTCGGAGAAGGTGGTCGAGTTCGTGCCCCGTAACGCGAACGATCTCGCGATGGCCGAACAGGCGACCGACTATCTCAACTACATCATCCAGCAGGACAACAACGCGATAGCCATCTTTTATAGTGTGTTCAAGGACGCGCTGATGAATAAAGGTGGCTTCGTCAAATGGTGGTGGGACGATTCCATCGAAGTCCATACCCACAATTTTGAGGGTCTGGACGAAGGCGCGCTTGGCCTGATCCTGCAAGAGGAAGGCGTCGAAGCGGTGAGCGTCGAAGGTCGGCCCGCGCCTGGCATACCACCGGAGCAGGCCCAGCAGATGGAAGCGATGGGCCAGCCGGTGCCCCAGATCTATGATGTCGAGATCAAGCGCCGCCGCAAACGCAATCAGGTCAAAATCGAGACGATGCCGCCCGAAGAGTTTTTCGTGGACGCTGCGGCTACCTCGCTCGCTGATGCACAGGTCGTTGGTCACCGCACGATGGCGACTGTATCGGATTTGGTCGCGCTCGGTTATGACCGCGATATGTTGGACGATCACCTGTCGGACGAGTTCGCATTCGTTGATAGCGACGAGTATTGGGCACGTTATGCTGACAGCGATGTACCTGGCCCGGTGTCGAGCTACGAACGCAAGCGTGTGTTGTATGTCGAGGCATGGTGTTACATCGACTATGACGGCGACGGGATATCCGAACTCAGGCGGGTCTGTACTGTCGGTAACAACTACACGGTAGTGAACAACGAACCGGCTGACTCCATCCCGTTCGCTATGTTCGCTTGCGATCCAGAGCCGCACGTTTTCTTCGGTAGCGATATCGCTGATCTGACGAAGGACATCCAGAAGATCAAAAGTGCCGTGCTGCGTGGGATGCTCGACTCGCTGTCGTTCGCGCTCTATCCGAGGACAGGCGTGGTCGAGGGCATGGTCAACATCGACGATGTGCTGAATCCCGAGGTGGGCAGCATCATCAGGATGCGCCAGCCGGGTATGGTACAGCAGTTGGATGTGCCGTTCTTAGGTAAAGATGCGTTCCCGATGATCCAGTATCTGGACAGCATGAAGGAGGCGCGTACCGGCCAGACAGCCGCATCCCAGGGCCTAGATCCCGATGTACTGCAATCGACTACCAGGGCCGCTGTGTCAGCCACGATTCGTGGCGCTGAACAGCATCTGGAGATGATGGCGCGATTGTTCGCTGACGGATTCAAGCGGATGTTCAAGGGCGTACTCAAACTCGTTATCACGCACCAAGACCGTGAGCGGATAGTCCGGTTGCGTGATGAATGGGTGCCTATCGACCCCCGCGTCTGGGATTCCAACATGGATTGCAGCGTGAACGTCGGGCTCGGTGTCGGGATGGTTGACGAACGACTCGCTGTGCTGAACCAGATCGTGGTACGTCAGATGGAAGCGATGGAGAAGATGGGACCGAAAAACCCGTTGGTTGGGCTCGGCCAGATCAGGAACACGCTCGCTAAGATGCTGGAGATCAGCGGGTATCCCGACTCAAACCAGTTCTTCAAGCAAGTGCCGCTCGACTATGAGCCGCCACCGCCTACTGAACCGCCTAAGCCGTCGCCGGAAGAGTTGCTGATGCAGGCGCAGATGGCCGATATCCAGGCGCGTACCGCGATAGACGAACAGAAGATCCAGCTTGCGGCGATGAAACAGCAGCAGTTGGACGAACGCGAAAGCGCCAGGATCGCTGGCGACCTCGCGATCAGAGAGTTCCAGGCGGAACAGAAATTCCAGGATGATGTCGATCTTGAGTTGATTAAGGCGAGCCTGAAGGAAGGGCTGTGATGGATCTGACCATTGCACAGAAAGGACGCCGCGCCAAAGAGATACTGGACGATCCGGTGTTCCATGAGGCTATCGACGTTATCAGGAACGATATTCTCATGCAGTGGAACCTGACCCAACCCGATCAGTCCGATAAACGCGAGAGCGCATATCATCAGACCCGCGCACTTGACGAGATACTGCGTGAGTTGCGAACATTGGTTGCAGACTGGACTATGGATCAGTCACGCAGCGGAACCAAGAAAGGAAGGAAGTGATGGGCGAGGCTGACCGGGATCGGGATGGCCCACGCTCTATGGGCGAAATTGAGGGTGAATTCGCTCAGAGGCTCACCGGACCCGAGGAGCTACCCGAAGAGGATTCTTCCCAGGAAGAGCTACCCTCGACGGATTCTTCGGACGTAGGGCAGGAATTGGATGCTGAGTTAGCCGATGACTCAGTGGTGGATGAGCCGGATGCTGTCGAACCGGATGAATTCTCGGATAGCGATGCACCTCTGTATTCCGTCACTATAGACGGTCAGACTTCAGATGTGCCGCTGGACGAACTCATTAGCGGATACCAGCGCAAGGCGACATACACACAGAGGCAGCAGGAGCTTGCAAGCCAGCGTGATAGCCTGGATCAGCAGATACAGGCGCTGAACCCAGAGCGGCAAGCCCTACAGCAGACGTACCAGCAATACCAAGGGGTACTGAACCAACTCCATCAGCAGATGCAGGCCGCTAACACGCCGCCCGATCTGGATTGGGACGCTCTTGAACGAGAGAATCCCGTCCAGTTTCTGAAACTCAAATACCTTGAGCGAGAGCGGGAAGGTGAGCTAGAAGCGGTGCAGGCCGAACAGGCGCGTATGCAGCAACTTGTTGCCGGTGAAAAGGACAGGAAACTGCAAGAACATCTGGTCGTCCAGCAGGGTCTGGTGTTGGAGAAAATTCCTGAGTGGGCCGACAGCGATCTACAGGCCGAGGAACAGCGCAAGCTGGTCGAGTTCGGTAAGACGATTGGGTTCAGCGAGAACGAACTCAATACGGTTTACGATCATAGGGCGTTGGTCGTGTTACGCGATGCGATGCGCTACAACGAACTCACGAACGGCGACAAGATCACTGCGGCAAAATCTAAAATCGGCAGCGTGAAAGGCGGCAACCAAGAGACATCCCGTCGAGTGCGCTCCCGTAGGGCGAAGGCGGCGAGAGCCAAGCTGAAAGCGACCGGCAAGGTCGATGACGCAGCGGCTCTGTTCGCGGAAATCCTTACGGACTAACCGGAGAATGAACGATGGCAGTTATTGCCAATTCGTTCCTGACCTACGAAGCGAAAGGCATTCGGGAGGATCTCAGCGATTTGATCTCTGACATCAGCCCGACGACCACGCCTTTCCAGAGCAATATCGGGTCGAGGGACGCAGACAACACGTATTTCGAGTGGCAGACGGATTCGCTCGCGACGGCCAGTGCTACGCCGGTCGTTGAGGGGCAGGATCTCTCGTCATTCACCGCAGTCACACCAACTGTTCGCCTGGGGAATTATTGCCAGATCAACATGGCAGATTTCATCATCTCGGGCACCGAGCAGAAGGTGGACAAGGCTGGCCGCGCCTCAGAGGTCGGCTACCAGGCGGCGAAGGCAGCGAAGGAACTCAAGCGCAACGTCGAAGTCGCTGCGCTGTTGAATGGCGTTGGTGCGGTTACTGGCGCGACATCGACAGCCCGCGTCACCTGCGGCTTCCCAGGCTGGCTGAAATCGAATGTTGTTGAAAACACCGCGACCAAGCCCAGCTATGCGGGTTCGGTCCCTACGGGTGCGAGCGAGGTGTGGAAGTCTTTCGACATTCCTACGGCGTTTTTGGAGTCGATGCTCAAGGACACGATGCAGTCGTGCTTTGAGAATGGTGGCGAGCCCAGCATCTTGATGGTCGGGCCGTTCAACAAGACCGCCGTGAGTGCCTTCAGCGGCATCGCTGCCCAGCGGTACAACGTGACCGGCGCGGAGCCCTCGACCATTATCGGGGCCGCAGATTTGTATGTCAGCGATTTTG